ATGCAAAATTTTGATGAGTTGTGGAAGGCGATTGAAAAGCGAGTGCGTGAAAACAACGACATTCCTTTTGCTGAAATGGAAAACGAAGACAGTAACCTGGGTAATGCCACCCGACAACGTATCGCACAGATATTCATCCTCGAAGTGCTGCTTTCCCGACATCGCGATAAATATGCCAGCGTTTACGTGCCGCTGTCAGGCGAAGAAGCGCTGTACCACCTGATATTCAAGCGCACCGGGTGGAAACCTTTTGAAATTAAACAGCTGTCATTTAATGATGCCATGTTTGTGATCGCGGAATTATTCCGTGAGGAAAGCCTGCCCGTCGAGGCGCGTGAAATGCTGCTCGCCCAGGGCGTTCGTGATACGTTCTTCCCGGTATTTGATTTCTCAGAAAAAGACTGGTCACCACGCGAAAACGCCCTCTTCCTGCAACGCTGATTTATCCCTTCCCGCGTCGCCGCGGGGAGTGGCCATTTTTGGTTACACCTCAATTTTAACCATCGTTTTTTCACGATCGATATAAATACAGCGGTTCCGCCCGGTTTCTTTGCCGTGATATAACGCCTTATCCGATCGTTCCAGCACCTCACGCAATACTTCGTCTTCCTCAATTCGGGTCAGCCCGGCGGTAAAAGTGATCATAATTTTATGCCCGGACACATTCATAACTTTACCGGCAATTAATTTGCGAATGCGCTCGGCGGCAATACAGGCTTCTTTATGCGTGGCTGCATGTAAAATAATAATAAATTCTTCGCCACCATAGCGATACACCGTCTCGCTTTTTCTGACATTATCTTCCAGCGTCAACGCCAGGGAACGCAATACCCCGTCGCCGACCAGATGCCCGTAATTATCGTTTATTTTTTTGAAGTGATCGATGTCGAGTAATAACGCATACAGTCCGGTCTGGCTGAATTGATCCACCATGCCGGCAAAAGAGTCATCCAGCGTGCGGCGTAACGGCAGGCCGGTCAGCGTATCGTAGCTGCTGCGTAATTGCAGCAGATGGGTTTTGTACTCTGTCAGGGAGGCATTAAAGGCCAGCAGGGCCGACTCGAAACGCTCGAAACGTTCACAGGATGCCTCGCCTCGGCGCACCGCCTCCACCAGCGCCCGGCAGGTAAAATGGATATCGGTATGCTTGCGATCAATATTGAGCAGAAAACTCCTGTCATTGCGATCTTCCGCCAGATGTTCATTGATCCACTGACCAAAATCACAAATCTTATGCGCATCGCAGCAGGTCAACTCCGGCATCACGGCATTTTTATTGGCGATAAAATGCAGGACTTTTACCAGCCATTTAAAATGTGCTTCCGACGAATTATTCAGCCCAAGAATAGCTGAGTCAATATAGCTGTGTTTTTTGTTCATATATAACCTTTGTGAATATTTACGCGCACAGAAAATAATAAAATGACCCGCGAAAATACCACACATTAATTAGTTTTATTTAACCTTCCCGTGCCGCAAAAATAACTTTGTCAGCGCCGCCACGCGGGATGAACGCAAAAAGCGCCAAAAAAGGGGTTGGATACGCTACAAAAAACGTTTACCTTGTAACCCATGGCAGGCAAACGGCGCTGCAAAGCCACCTGCTTGCCAGGCTTTTGATGTGAAAAAAGAATAAAAAAAGACCGAATACGATTCCTGTTTATGATTCACTAACTAATAATTCAGTAAAATCAATTAGTTAACCCCCTAAACACCCCAAGGTAAGCGTTGCTACAAGTATCATTAAGTTCTTTCAAGATCAGTCACTTGCCAATTCCCTCGAGTATTCGACGAGTAGATTTCGAGGAAGGTTAGGCTCGACAATTCATTTTATGGGGCTGGCATCCACGCCTACCGGCGAATCGGGAATATACTAAAATTTAGCTCCTTGACGATCGGCAAATCAAGCTATCTCGTTGTATAGCATAGCAAGAGCATTTTCTACTTCATTTGCTATACTCAATGGGTACGATGACTCTAAAACAAAGCTTGCTCCAAAACTGTTTATTAAAGACAACAGCACGTATATATCAGCAGTGCATGCTGTTAACGATCTGTGCATTTTTTCAAAAAGACTTGGTGATAATGAGATGGCATTTGAGTGTTTGCTGTGGGCTTGGAGCGGAAATTGCCATGTGCGTCAGATCATAATAGGAAAAATGAAAGTCATATCAGATACCCTGTAACCAGAATCTACATCCTTTAATGCTGGGTGATGGCCCGCTCTGAAATATCCTACCAAAATGAGGTCAGTTATTCCTATTATATCTTATATCATGTTTGAGAGCAGGGCCGTCTCACCTGTATTTTATACGTTCCTCGGCTGAACTTTAGGATCAAAGTTGTCAAAACCACCTTCAATATACCACCTTTCTTTCAGTAATTGAGTGTACAATGCAAATTCCCATGAGTCAGGCCTATGTAAGACAGCCTTCAAATGAATCCTGATTTCCGAATCAACTCCATCCCAATCCTTAGTTTCAATCATTTTTTGAAAGGAGTTTTTCATATCGTATAATTTAACTAATGCATGTGAAGTATAGAGTTCATTTAACTTTAATCTAGTGAAATGACTTTTAAGTTTAGCAAGTTTTAGCTTTTCCATTTTTTCATCTTCGATACATTGAAAACTTATTTCAATAGGGTTTTTGTTTAAAATCACCATTTGCATCCATGTACATTTTGAAAAATCATCATAATATGGATGAATGAATTGCTTGTGAGCCTTATTAGGCATTGTATGCCTTTTCTTTTTATTGCACCGCGCACAAATAGGAACCAAGTTTTTTGTATACACTGAGAATTCATAGTAGCTGTTTTTGGGGAGATGATGATCAAGTTCTGTAACTGTACTTTCAGCACACATAGGACACTTTGAAAAAAGCGGAGATGCTAAAATTCGGTCATAGGTGTCTCGGCAAACGCCTTCTGAGCCAACAAATTGCTCTGTATATAGTTTTTCCATGTAATCTTGATCAAAATTTCCACAAGGTGTAGAACGCGATATATTTATTACATTACCATTTGTCATTTTATTATCGAAATCAGTGAACCTTTCAGCCAAAATACTTTTCATTTGCATGATTTCAAGAGGTGTAACTATACCTTTTGCTTGGGCACATTTTTCGAAAATCTTAACGTCATCATCATTTGGGCAAGCTATCGAGTACATGTTAGGCCTCACTCTTTTTAATTTTCAATAGTGAGCGAGCTAACGCACGACCTTCCGCTCCTAACCTTTCCTCAAAATAATCATAAAGTGTTTCAAAATCATCAAACTTTTCCACTGCATCAGTGACCATTTTGTAAAACCCAGTGTCAGTAACTTCATGATTGAAAACTTCGCCTGTAAGAGTACCTACATTTTCACCAAATGTTTCAATTTGTGGTCGATTAGCTTGAATATAAAGTTTCGTTCTATTAAGTATCCAGGCGCAATCTGAACGAACCTCTTGAAGTACAACAGGTGAATGAGTTGCGACAATAGCGACACCATTTCTATCACTCATTAGATCTGAAACAGCTCGTATATAGGCAGAAATTAGTGGTGGATGTAAATGCGCCTCTGGCTCATCAATCAAGGTTAGAGACCTGTCTTCAGTTACCTCAACCAGTTTTGTAATACTTATCAAAGTAACTAAATGTCCCGAACTAAATTTATGGAGATATTTATGCATCTCCTTTTTCCAATCTTCATTATGAATTTGTATATTCGAATCCGCAAGCTTTGATATTTCTACTTCTTTAAATAATGGATCGTTTTCAAGAGTTTGTAAACACGCTTTCCACCTTTCTTTTCTTGCACCAATTAAACATTCAAGCATACTCATACAGAATTCATTGTGTAACGTATCAAACGATTTTGGAACTAAACGTCCACTTTCTTTTTCCTTTTCCATTAAGCCGATGTATTGATATTTAATGCCTGTTGGAATCTTGGTTATTTCAACTGGTCCAAATTTGTCAAATGGACTGTATGATAATAATGTTAATGATGTAAAATAATTAGGCTGATTAACCAATTCTCCATCTTTCGGAACAAGAAGCCATCCAGCGAATTCTTCAGGTATCGCATTCTGGTTGATAATCCCTTTAATGAATCCGGCAAAAAGAGTTGTTTTCCCAACTCCATTCCTGCCTATAATAGCATGAATATTACTTGGTGGTACTGAATTAGGTTGGATGCTAAAATCTAATATGACCTTTTCGTTTTTGTGATCTTTATATGGGAACATATATGCAAAACTATAATTGGCGGATGAGTTATCACCCTTAGCCAATTTATGCAAAGCATCCAAAAGATGCCTTTCACTTATATCTCGCATTACTGAGTTTATCATTGCTGGATGTAATTTGTAATTGTCATAAATATCAATGCTATAAGCAACATCTCTTAATGCTACCAGAATATCTTTTTTAACTGTTGTGGGCAGGAGATTAAGAGTTTCATAGTAATTCTCGCTTTGACCTAGAGAAAAGTAATCGTGGTCTAACTTGTCAAATTCATTATCTATTATTGGCTTGCTAAAAATCTGTTTTTCTTCATTGCTCTCACATTCAGCCTCAGACTTCATCCTACCTTGGCCAATCTTTATTGAACCAAGTACTGTAACGCTAGTATCATTACCACAATATATTAAATTAAATTGCGTTTGCCAATAATACCAATCATTCCAGTTATCTCTTATTAAGTACACAGTATTTTTTTGCCACGCGTTAGGTGTGGAATCAACTTTCAGAAACTTCATTTTTAAATCCTTTATAGATGGTGAAGTCAATCATTGCCCTGCAATGATTCAGTAGAAATGAATAATCGCTGTAAAATTAAAAATAGATTTGCATATTTTACGGCCATCATATGTTACTCAGTACTAGCCTAAAAGTTTTTTTAATTTCACAATTCATTCCCTAATTATTTTCACAGAGATTCGCTGCGGTCGTTATATAAAAATGCACCTTTTCTTCAAAGGTGAATTATTAAAAACACATTTATTACATAAAGTAAATGCATGCATCATGATTTTTTTAATTTTGCAAGTTTCCTGACCTTGATCAAAACTTAGTAAACCAATCAGAAAAATCAAAGTCACAAATTTCTCCTTTCAGGCCATGCCACTAGGTGATGACAGATAAGGGCTTTACTTGGTGCATGAAACATTAACGTTTCAGCAAGTTACCTCAAAAGAGCGTAATGGTATGCTGAATATCACGTAGTAAACAGACGTTATGTGAATACTAATGTCCTTATGCCATACGGTTAAGTCACGATGGTGCCGTTTACTCACGATATGTGATCTTTTCATTCATAACAACCGCTGCCCTCTTCAGATTGAGCCTGCTTAAACTTTAGGCAACGATAATTAACATTTATAAAATGAAAATTGGCAAGGACAACTCGCAGATCTTTTAACCTCGTCGTATAGCATGGAGACAGCATATCCCGCTTCATCTGCTATGCCGATTAGACGCTCAGTCCGGCATAATACAACATGTCTCTTTGCTGTTTTGTGAGCCTGGCCATAAACGTAATCAGCGTGCCGCTTTCTGCCCAAGGCGCGTTGTCATCAAACAGATTGAGGTGGACCCATGTTTATGAAAAATTACCTACATGATTTTCACGTTATGATATCGGTGACCATCTCTACTCAAGATCAAGGCTTAATGTCGCGCCCTGCGGGCCGTAACGAAACTGTGCTTTACTGATGTGCCACTCCCGATCTTCCACGCTGCCGAAGCCTTTCGTGGTGATCCGGCACTGCGCCGTCAGGCTGATCAGTTCCGGCATCAGCGGCATCTCAAGATTCATCTGGCGCAGTTTCTTTTTGTTCTTTACCGTCATGCCGGCGGCGATCTCTTTTGCGGCCTCGAGGTTGTACATGGTCACCTCTTCATGCACCACCGGATCGCCGCTACCGACGGTGATGGATTTGACCTTTCCGCCGTCGGTGAGATCGTGATAGCGGATCACGTGCGTCCCGCCTTCGTTTTTGCTGCTGTCCGGATGGTCTGAATTATTACGAAAGCTCCAGCGCGATACCTGTGAAGGGGTGATGATCACCATCCTGATATCGTTGCCCTTACTGGTTTTTGTGGCCTCGCGTGGCATCACCACCCAAGTGTCATGGGTGACCTTACTCACTGCGCCATAACGGGCCGCGAGTCTGGTCACCAGATTCATGTCGCTTTCGCCAGCCTGGTCTTCATGTTCGATATTTTTCGCTGCCAGCGTCTCATCGATGCGCGCCGTCAGCCCGTGCTCTGAGGCAACCGTGTTCAGCAGGTCACCCAGCGTCACGTTCATCCAGCTGCGGTGTTTCTGGGACTGCAGGGTGCCGTGCCCTTTTGCGGATGATTTTGAGTACGCACGGGCGGTGACCTGCACGATGCGCGGAGCGCCCGCGCTGGCACCAGATGCGGTGCTGTCCACCACAAACGTGCCCTTGCTCACCCGCCGGGTACCAAAGCCCAGACTGAGCGACACCTTTACCCCCTTTGCTGGCAGCGCCAGCTTTTCATCGACTACCGCAAAGGACACTTCATCGCTTTTTTTCTCCCCGGCACCATAATCCGTCAGCGTCAGGTTGACCAGGTTAGCCGCCACCAGGGTGGTAATATCTTTACCCTCAACGGCGAGGGTAAACGCCGGTTCCTGGTCTGACTGTCCGGCTGCAGGGGGGTTAGTCACTCCCATAAAACGTGCTCCTCCTGCGGCTGTATGGTTTCAGATGCACTGATGGCCGGCAGGTTAATTTCCACGCCGGCAGGGAAAACTTCACAGGTTGTCAGGTCGTAATTGGCGGGATCAAACATCACCGCCTCCACCACACCATCGGTGGTGCCATAGTGTTTCCGGCAAATCGTATCGAGGCGATCGCCATCACTGGTTTTGTATTTCATAGCGGGGATTCACTGTTTCAGAGGGAAGGCATATCAAACGCGTTATTGCCGGAGAAGCTCTCGCCGCCGGGCAGACTTTTCAGAAAAGCGTCATACACACTTTTACCGACGTCTTCCGTATTTTGTCCGGGTGCGGCATTCACCGTGATGGTGACATTAGGGTGATTATTGATTGTCTGGGTAGGTACCGGGCGAAAAGGAACAGCAGAAAGACCGGTAGTTGTGGGATCGCCAGCCGCATCCTTAACGCCTGTTCTCGCGGCCTCCCGCTGCGCTTTGCGCTCCCGAATAAGCTTTTCTACAACTGCTGGATCCTCAAATCGCTGCGCCTTAAACCATCCGGCAAGATCCTTGTCTTCAGCCAGCGATTTTGCACCGGCGACAGGGTTACCGTTTGAGAGATAATCAATTATTTGTTGCTGATCGCGTGTTATCTGCTCTTTGTCCGGAAGCAACCATTGCAGTTTTTCAGCAACCGCCATCACCACATCTGCTACTTTTTCAACGCCATCACCGAATTTCACCATGCCATCCCACAGGCGCTGCGGCCCGGTTTTACCGTTCCCGTCTGGCTTTATCCAGTCAATGACTGCGCTGGTAATCTTAGGCTGCATATCTTTGATCCACTTCGCCAGCCCCACGGAGGCATCATCAATGGAGGGAACCAGTTCCTTAGTGATTTTCCCCACCGTGTCCTGCATACCGCTTTCCGCCACACCCCACAGCCGGTTTACCGCCGTATTGGCCTGCATTGCCCCTTCTGCGCCCTCCTGAGTCAGCAGGTTGTAGCGATTCGCCTCCTGCATCGCCTGGTTATACGTTTTGTCGATGGTGTGAAGGCCGGTAAGCAGTTTATTGGCTTCCCCTCCCATCAGCTGGTCAGCCAGCGATGCAGCGGCTGCCCCGTTTTTCATGGTGGACAGTTTCTGCATGAGAAGGTCAAAGGCTTTCTGCCGTCCCATCTTCATCACAACGCCTTTTGACAGGCCCAGCTGTGTGAGCATCGGGTTAAGCGTTTTTTCGTTACCGTCCTCCCAGATTTTATTGGTGCCTTCTTCAGCCAGGTCTCCGTAGTTCTCCGCATTCAGTCCGAACTGCGCGGCAAGCGCGCCGCCGGCTTTATACTTCTCAATGTTCATGCCATAGCCGCGCGCCTGGCCCAGTTCTTCTGCCGTCTGAGCGTTAAGCATGATCGGGGACGCTATTGCTGCGGCGCCACCGGCAAGCACGCCGGCAGACGCCCATTTCCCGATATTCATTAGGCCGTGGCCCATACTGCCCGCCAGTCTGCCGCTGCCCCGCATGGCAAGCCCTGCACCGGCGCGCATGTGGTTGCGGATCCGCGCCCTCCGAACTTCCACCCGCTCTGCCCGTTCAGCCACCTCGATTTCCCGGCTCATGGAGTCAGTAAGCCTGTCCTGCACACGCCGGGCGTGTTCAAGTTCACGGGCAATATCGGCATACCGCCTTTTAAGGCGGGACGTATCCCTGCCCGCCAGAGTGGCCTCCTGGATACTTTTTTTCAGCGTATCCTGCGCGCGGCTCAGTTTTTCCGTTTCACCCGCCGCCCCGTTCAGCGTGCGCGCCAGTTGCTGGCCCCATGCCGTCTGCAGTGTGCGGTTACGCGCGGTTTCCGTGCCGATCCCTTTCAGTGCTTTATTCAGCGCCCCGGTGGCCCCGGTGAAGCTGCTGTCTATCCGGGCACCGAAGTTGATCGTGGTCCGTAGATTAGTGTTGGCTGCCATTTTTACTCCGCTTGATCGCCTGCTGGCGGAACGTCCGGTAAACGCTTACCGGCAGCGCCAGCTGCTCGGCAAGCGTCAGCCGGCACCAGTAATGAATACCGGGATGATCGGCTATCAGCTGTTGTTCTGTCGTTCCGCCGGCGGGAGCAAAAAATCGTTAAACGCCTTCACCAGCTGCTGATAGTCATATGACGGCAGGCCGTATAAATCTTCCGGCGCGCGGCCACACAGGGAGGCGATCATGGCCAGCTCCTTCTCCATAAAATCGCCTCTGGCTTTTTCGAACATGATTTTGTCGCGTACGGTGGGTTCGCGGACGGTCAGACTGGTAACGGTTTCGCCGTTCAGATCAACGGGGCGTGACAGGGTAACGGTGGTGGTGGTTGCCGGATAATTCATGAATAATTCCTTATGTTTCTGTTTTTCAGGTAATAAAAAACCCCGCACTGCTCACACAGTCGGGGCCGAATTTTTTCTCAGTGCATCACATCAGCAGCGCGTCTTTTTCGTCGGCCAGAACGTTCACACCGTTCACCGCGCGGATCATGTTCTGCGGGTCGATTTCGTACACCGCTTTATTGTCGACCGTCAGTTTGTAATAACTGAGGTTCAGCGTGGCGCTCATCCCCACACCTTCCTTGCTGTCGGATCCATGCTCATCCGGTGTCAGCGTGCCGATAATCCCCTGCATTTCGTCCACGAACGTGTGCAGGCTGCCGTTACTGTCCTTATAAGTCCGGCGCGCCTGTACGCGGGTGGTGCTGCCGGGAATAAAACCGAACAGCGCCAGCACGTCACTGTCTGCGGATACCTTAAATTCGCAGCTCATCGGCTCCATGCCGTTATCCACCGGCATCGCCATGTCCATCCAGGCTGTTTTATAGTTGCCGATGGTGGCCGCAAGCGCCGGCGGCGTGAAAGACTGTAGTCCGGCAATGCGCGTGCCGTCCTGGGTGTACAGGGCGCTTTTGCTGTAGACGTAGGTAAGTTCCATAGGGACTCCTTATGCGGCCATCACTTCGGTGACGGTGTAGGTGTTATCGATCGCGTAGGTCAGGGTGATTTCTTCTGCCGGTGATTTCGGCGCGAACGCTATATTGAAATAAATTTTGCCGGCTGCCAGAGACTCCGCGGTATTCAGCTCCGGATCCAGTTCACAGCGCCCGCCATTAATCGCCCCCAGTTTTGTCTGGCTGCGCAGGTAGCTGTTAACCGAACCCAAAAGCGAGGTGGCAAACGCCTTATCAATCGGGCGATCAAGGTAGTTTTTCGTCACCATCACCTGAATGGAATCCTGCAGCATGTCAGCGGTCCGGCGCACCGCCTCAAAGCGCCACTGCGGATCGGATGAGCACAGGCGGTTACCCCAGTGACGGTAGCCGTCCAGCTGGATGATAGTGGAGACGTTCTCCTGGTTAAGCTGGTTGGCCACGCAGTTTTCATCCCCGATAAGCCAGGTATCCACCTGCTCCAGACCGGTAAAGCCCAGCACCTTCTGGTTGGACTTAGACCACCACCAGCCCAGCTCACTGTCGATGCGCACACGGTGGCCGGCTGCGGCAGCAGAATACGGACGGGAAATACTCTCCCCCGTCACGTCGCTGGTGACCATAATGCGCGGGCGCAGCATCTCCACGCGGGCACCGTATTTCTTCGCCCGCTGCGCCACCTCCACCGCCGTGGCACCGGTGGGTGAATCCAGATAGGTCACCGCGCGCAATTTTGTGGCCATGCTCTCGAGCGCCTTGCCCACGCTATCGTCCGTGCTCCACTCCGGCGCGATAAGAATGCGCGGCTGATAGTTCAGGCTGCCCTGCGCCAGCTGCAGCGCTTCGATGCCCTGCAGGATGTTTGCGCGCTGCTGATTCTCTTCCTCACTGGCTTCAACCCTTACCAGCACCACCAGTGCGCCGGTCTGGGCCAGGATGTCCTGCATATCGGCGTACAGCGTGCCGGTCGTGCCCAGCTTTTTCGCCTGTGTCCTGCTGCCGGAAATAATCGTCGGTTTATACAGCGGAAACGGCTCGTCCGTGCCCCCGGAAAGCGATGTGGCCGGCAGTTCAGCCACCACACCAGCGCCGGTCGTGCCCGCATACAGCGCGGCGGTTATACCGGCATCCTTCAGATCGTTAACGACTTTCACGACCTCTGATGCCGTTGCGTTAATGACGCCTTCCTCATTGGTTCCGAGCGTGATCGTCAGGAGACTGTCCGTAAATAGCGCTTTCGTGACGGCTCCCGTGGCCTCGTTTTCATCCGTTGCTTCTGTCGGTTCCCCCGCCACCATCACCACTTTCAGCTTCTTGCCACCGGTACCGGGACTGGTCGCGGTAAACGTCAGGGCATTGTCAGCCAGCACGCTGCCGGTAATCAGGCTGGCCGCCGTGCCCTGCTCCGCATCCGGTGCTGTCCCCACCAGGCCAATAACGGACAGATTTACGTTCGTGACAGCCTTTGTGGCGCTGTCTTTTTCCTTCGTGCGTACACCGTGAAGGTCCATATTTTCTCCATAAAAAAACCGCCCGGCGTGGGCGGTGATATTGCAGAACAGCGCAGATTGATCGCTGATAACGATCAATTCCTGGCGTATCGATCTGCGAAACCAATTTGAGTTAAGTCACATAACCATGATTCCATTGCGGGAATGTTTAATGGAATGAAAATCAATGAATAAGAAGAAAGTCAGCCTGGTCGCTACATACAACGCAAATAACAGGCACGTTGTTGAATCTTTGTTAACGAATAACGCAGCAAAAGACCTGTACGAACTCATTCTGGTAAACGAGGGTAATGCAGAGGATATTATTCATCCTGGCGCAATATCTCTGCGGGTAACTACTTTCAAAGCCCATTGTGAGCCACTTGTTATGGCCATTGGTGCCCACTATGCCAGCGGCGATGTCATTGTCCTTTGCCGGAAACCAGACTGTATTACTGACAAGGTGTGCAGAAAATTCCACAAAGCCAGACACCACCATAGCCCCGTAGATGGTCTTTATGTTTTTATGAAATCAGACCTACCCTGGGAATATGAAATCGACACGGGTTTTGTAAAAGGAAATAAAGGGCGTTTCATTAACCTTGAATGGGAAGCTGTAAATCATGTGGAAAGGTAATCCTCACATTGAATTTATTTTTGCTGTCTTTACTGCTGCAGTTGTTTTCACCGCACTGGTTTTACTGACAGTGGACAGCTGGATTTTAATAAGACAGTTTATGAAATCCAGAAAAAATAAGGGGCAGTGATGCCCTTTTGATGTTTACACCATCGCCTGATCCGGCCAGTTAACATCAGGCGCATTTTCAGGATTTATCGCCTCAAGTGCTTCGATATAATCCAGGGTGGCCTCAAGCCTTTCTCTCTCCTCATCCGTCAGTGCTCGCCCGTTCATCTGCTTTAACTGAATGACCGCCAACGACTGCATAGCATTTGAGATAAGCTTCTTTTTTTTCTGCTCCGCCAGTTGAACATAATCAACTGACGGTTCTTTCAGTACCGGATAACCATCTTTATCACTCACAATCTGTTTACCTGCGGACTGGCCTGCAAGTAATGCCTGCCACTCTTTAACAGTAAGCTCCACACAATCAGAAGGGAAAGTGCCTTTTTTTTCATATATCTCCCTGTCGCCACTCCAGATAAAACCGCCCAGCTCATGGCTGTAATAATAGAATTCATCTTTCATATTAATATCCGACTGCAAAAATAAGAGGTGCAACACGCCCATGACTACCGTATGCGAGGTTTGGCATGACATTACATGAAGCATTTGACCAGTTCACCATTTGGTAATTCTGTTCACAATTTGCATTGTTATCCGGATTGAGGGTTGAGACACTCGCAAACAGACAGGCATTTGGAAAGGCCACCGGGAAATTTATCAGTTGTGTCGCATCACCTGTAGTTTCACCGCCTAAACACCACTGCAAATACATTCCCGTTGTCGGATCATGAAACCACCCGTTGCCTCCGGCGGCCCAGTTCGGTTTATTGGCAAAATTTAGACCTACCCATTCAGCCGTAGCGAAGCCGTTAGCATTTACCCATGCTACCGTAGCGAAATTACCGTCCACATAATCCCGACGGGCGAGGTATATGATCGCTTCACTGTCAGCGTGTCGCATATACGGGCTTTCGGCATCCCCCGCCACAAAGCCAGCCACCCGGCAAAAATCACGGGTTATCGAGTTTGTATCGTCGCCGGTAGGCTTAGCTATCGTGTCATAATTCCTCGCCCACGCTGACCACTCATCGCCGTAAAAAGTGCGGGTGTACGTTCTCCCGGCGCGGTATTGCGTGTAAACCTGAATTATTCCCGCGGCTTTCTTCACCTCAAGCGATCCGGCGCTAAGCTCCGGGTAGTTAGATCCATTTGCGGCACTGTGATCGGACGGTTGAAAATAAAGTCCCGGCGTAGTGATGTCGTTTAAATTCTCAACGTCGCCTAACTGCACAGCGCCGCCGTAAATATCCCACGGCGTCACCACCACGTCTGCGGTCAGAGGATGACCGTTAACGGTGCGCCCCGACGGAACTGCATCAACATCTGCCGGTGTCAGCGTGAGATCAGCTGTCAGATCGTGTCCGTTGATTTTTCGCGGCAGCGGCACATAAAGCTGATCGCCCTCTTCTTTTGTCAGCCAGGCACCATCGGTGACGTTCAGCGTCACATCTGCGGTGTCAGACACGGCCAGCTGCGCCAGAATCTCCAGTGACGCCGCATAGCCGGTATCGGGTGCAGGCTTTGGCTGGTCGGGATAGTTTCCCACCGCATACAGCGTGTCACCGGTATAAATGCCAATCCCCCGGATGGTGTAGCCCCCGCTTGAGGCCGGAATGATGCACTGCGCCACCAGTACCGCGGGATCGTCCGCGCTCACCGCCAGCGAACTGATGTCACCCCGGTACACCTCATTCGCCAGCGCGGTTAATGTCGGATCCGGGGTAAAGGCCGCACCGCCATCGCACACACCGAAGGCGGTTAATACCAGCGGTTCGCCGGCGGCATGCGCCGCAGCTTCCAGCGCCGCGCCTGCATCAGTTATCAGAATGTAAAAGTCAGCCATCACGTCTTTTTGCCTTAATGGTTACTGATTGATGAGTGAAAAATGCCCCGCCCGCCCAGGCTTTCCCTGTGATGCCCTGCTCGGTAATGCTGATCCCCGACAGCAGGCTGCGGGCGTTTTTGGCATCGTTGACCTGCGAGGTCAGTTTTGCCAGCGTGGCCTCTGAAATGCTGTTTCCGTGAATTTCCACCCGGAACGTGTAGGGCTCAGCCGGGGGCGAGTCACTGAACCACTCGATCACATCACAGGGGTAATCAACGGCAGCCAGCGCACGTCTTACGGCTCCCACGGTTCCACGCCGTTTATTTACGGCAGCGGCGCTTTTTATCACGCTGCGCTTTTGCGCTTCGGTCCAGCTTTCATCCCACCAGGTGATCGCATATTCCCACGCAAGCCAGGGAAGCAGCACCGCCGGACAGGTGTCAGGATTTTTTATGCTGCGGATATCGAGGGGGAGATCGCCGGCGTGGGCCATCACCTGCTCAAGCGCCCGTTCTGCTGCGGTGGAATTGGGTGGCAGCAGTGACTTAATGCTCATCAGTCAGGCTCCTGTGTGCTGAGGGTGACGCTTTCACACCAGGCGGCCTGTCCCACCCCGACAGCCAGCGTCGCGGCAGGAGAACGCAGAATCACGTCATCCACGCCAGCCTGTTTCAGCGCGGCGTAAATACCGGCGATCGACACGTCCGTTTCAATTTTGTGTACGCTGGCGGTATAGCTGGCCAGCGCCTCCTTTGCTGCTGTCACCACCGCGTCGGTATCCGGGCCGGTGCTGATAACCAGCGTGGCGTCCACGCTGTAGCCGATAATTTCCGGTGCCTTCACGGTGACAAAATCCGTCAGCGGTCGGACATCCTCAGGACTCAGCGCGTCATTAACCGCCGCCAGCAGGTCAGCTGAAGGTGTACCGTCTCCCTCAGCGGAGAGCACATACACATCCACATAACCCGGCTCGGTGTCCGGCGGGCCGTAGGCATGCGCATCGAGTACGACACTCCCCACACCGCGGGCATAGTATTCATACGCCTCGCGGGCACCGGCGGTATTGCGCGCATACCATGAAAGGCGGATACGCTGCCGGTAGCTCTCATCATCCTCCATCACCGCCTCTGTGGGCGGGATGGTACTGTCATCGGCAGGGGTCACCACCTGACGCGCCACATCAAAATTCGCGCCGATTTGATCAAGGTCATCACCTTTCGCATAGGCCAGAAGTGTCGCCAGCACACCACTGTTAAACCGGGCAATATTGACCATTTCCCGGTAAACCAGTATTTCCAGCAGCTTCATGGCCGGATCGCTTTCCAGCAGCGCGTTAAACGTGCTGTCCAGGCCCTGCAGTTCTGCCAGCCGCAGTGCCTTCTGCTCTTTAAAGAGCGGCATTTCCAGCACCGACGGTGGCGGCAGCTGGCTCAGGTCAATGGTATTCAAACCGTCAGCCCCTCCAGTCGGATTAGTTTTTGCGTTTCGGCGTCAGTGGCCGCCAGATCAACGACGATCCGCCCGGCTCCCGTCCGGCTGGCCGTCACGGACTGCACGGTGATCCGCGGCTCCCATTTTTCCAGTGCCACCGCGGTGGCCATCACTGCGCGGATTTGTGTCAGCGCATCAGCCGGGGCGTCAACCAGTGCAGGTAAATCACTGCCATATTCCGGCAGCATCACCCGCGTGCCGGCGGGGGTGGACAGAATGTCCTGAACGGACTGGCGGATATGCGCCGTATCAGACAGCGCGGCACCGGTATTTCGTTTCATGCCTCGCATACAAATTCCTTACTTATGATAAAAACAGCCAATTTGTTCAAAGTTTTTTTAAAGTTAAAGCCAAAAAATTCACATTCGACGCAGTTTGAAACAACTGTCAGTATTTAATAACACTCCCCCATACAACCTGAGGTTAATATCATTTGAGAGGGAGAAGATGATGTTGAAAAAAGAGACTGAACACTTTCACAAGCTAATCATTGAAGATGTCACAAAGTACATAAAATTAAATGCATGGAATTCAAAATTAAATGGCATATCAGTATGCGAGCACAGTGGCTATTCCGTTGCATACATGGGAAGGATTTTCAAAAAACACTATGGGAGCAGCATTAAAGATTTCATAAAAAAAGAACACTTCGCATACCTGGAATATGAATTAAAATATACAGGTAAATCCATAGGGAATATTGCATCCTTCTCTAATTACGCCTCGCTTTCAGACCTTACCAAGCGCTTCAAACGTAGATATGGGATCCCCCCCAGCCAGTACCGCAGACGTTATTTCAAGATGAAGAATGATGGAGGCATAGAAAAGTAACTACATATTCGGATTTGGTTCACCAGTCGATTTCCCGTCATGACCGTTCGGGTGTTCATGCTCGTTATAGATAGCGCGTATTTCCTGCATGCTGCCTTTTTCATCCGATACGGTCGTGGCCGTAAGCCCGCCATTGATATTTACATCCCCCTCAATATGAACGCCTCCCGGTGAGACGACAGACAGCTTTCCACCACCAGGCAGACTGATGGCCATCGCGTTTTCGGTGGTGCTGTATGAGACGCCTGCACCGTTCCCGTAGCGCGTCACGTACTCATCCCCGCTTTCCCCGGCAGGCGTCTGGTCATCGGTGATAAGCCCGACAAGCACGACGCCGTTTCTCAGGTCACCGCCCTCGCTCAGTACCGTGGCGGGACAACCGACTGCCGGCACGCTCCAGGACTGCACCCCGGCATCTGCGCGGGTGTACCACGGCAGCCAGGCGGTAACATGTTCCGTGTTGTTCACCGGATCGGTACCGAACGTCACCCGCACGCGCGGTGGCTTCAGCTGCACGCTGTGCACGGTGCCGCGCCTGATCATGTTGTTCATTCGCCGCCACATTTCAGCCAGCGTGTAATCAATGCTCACAGGTACGGCTCCAGAAAATTTTTCATGCTGTCATACGCGCCGCTGATTTTTTCGCTTTTGGTCTGCGTTTTCAGGGCGGAAAGGTCTTCTGTCGCGCCTGCAAACGTGGAGCTGTAATACTGAAGCGTCAGGGAGACTGTCTGGTGGGTGTGCTGCCCATTCAGGCCGAAGGTGTCCATCACCTGGCTGAGTTGCGTCAGCGCCCAGTACCCCATCACCCGACCGGTGCCGGTGACCAGCATGTATGGCATGTGCGTGTTCGCCTGCATGCGCAGCTGCTCCACCGGATCCATGCCTGAGGATGAAAATAAACCGTAGGATTCAAGGGCGCTGGTCAGCAGCGAATCGTTCACCAGCGCGGCATAGATTTCACCCTCAAACTGAATGACGGGTGCTTTTTTGCCGGTGTACTGCAGGCGTTCGGTTTCCCCGATACGCGGCTGCGCGGCCCAGTTCCAGCCCTCCTGCACCGTCAGGCGCTGATAGGCCAGCGTGCTGAGGGAAAAAATAAAGCTGCCCCACATCATCAGCGTGTGTAAACTATCTGTAGGTTATTGAATAAATTGTTCATTCTTAGATGTGAAAAAATGGTTTAGTCCTGTTTTTGGTGAACCGCAAATCAAACAAATTCAGCAATTACCATATATGGCAATGCGTTACCGGACACCCTCACAAAGTTTACCGGAACCTTACGATTGCTCACTCTGATACGTAGCAATGTATTCGGCGGCCAGCTCCGGCAGACGTTCACCAACACTGGCGGCGCGGTTCGACGCTTTGGCCACTTCGGCGCGGATCCTTTCTATCTGGTAATCTGGCATCTGCGGGTAAGCCCGGTTGATGCTCAGCGGCAGACCGTCCAGAATTGAGGATATTTCGCCAGCCAGCCGGGAAAGCGTCCAGATGATAAACTCCGTGTCGATCACCTTCCCGTTCTTACGTTTGGTTTTCAGCTCCTGCATATCAGCCTGGGCGTTAGTCAGCCGGATCCGTGCCTTTAGCAGCTCCTCATCGTCAGCTTCCACGGGTTCAGGTTCCGCCTGGCGCAGCTGCGCATTCAGCAGACGGTTACGCAGGACGCTGGCCACATCGTAGAACGCTTCCCGTCCTTCTCGCCGGGCTACCTCCACGCCCCATTTATCAAACGCGCTGACGCTGACGCCACAGCTTTTAGCCATCGTTTTTTTGTTAAGTAAATGCTGCATCTTTTTTCACACCTTCATAACGTTATTTTTTGTACAGGTTGTTGTATTAGAACGATATTATTTATTTAAATCAATGCGTTAACAGCAACAACAAAACCACCACCCACCCTCCCAGAAAAAGGTCGTATATAGTGAAAACCTGCGGGTTAGCGCCCCCGTGGCGCTAAAATCTCTGGAAAGGACCCGTGAAAGTCAGCCAAGCGGCTGTAAAAAAGCCAGCACGAAGCTGGCTCTGGTTTTCGCTGGCGTGGCACGCTTATTCGTCTTCGCCGTCTTCAGGCTCGTAGCAGCCCCACGGACGCGGCGGCAGACGGTTAGCAGCTTCATGCAGGCGGTGTGTGCGGATGACGTTGCAGAATTTCAGCATATGTTTACGTTCTTCATCGTCCAGTTCCGGAGCGTTCCGGATGATGGTCGCCCACTCCTGAACTTCCATCCAGCGATTCACGTCTTTAGAGTGCCAGCCCTTGCGGCCCTCGCTGATAGTCAGGCGCTGCGGGAATGTGCCTTCTTTCTCCATACGCTCGAGCGTGGAACGTGACAGGCCTGTTTTTTTGATGGTTTGGGCCATTGAAAGGAAACGATACTGACGAGTGGCCACACGCTCCTTCAGCGCGCGATAGTCGTCTGCGTTTTCCGGCAGTGTGCGGATCGCTTCGTCTGCCGCATCGGTGTTGATGTGCAAAATAATAATTTCACGTAATTTGCTGATTTCGAAATCGGACAGCTGGCCCGCTTCTGCTCGTTCTAATAAATTCATATTCAATTCTCTCTCAAAACATCCAGGCCCGCTAAACCTCGCAGCCCAGACCGGTTATTCACGGGAAATACTTATACAGCCGGAGCAATTCATCCATGGAAAGCTGTCCATTTTCAGCCCGGTATAAAATGTCTCTTACCATTTGAGCCTCATAACAATTCGGATCGATGTAGTAAGCGACATGTGAACGCAACTGGTTCAATACAAAATCAGGCGCTTTCACACTACGCGCGACGTCATCCCAGCATTTCATGACCGGCACCTGATTAACCAAGTGGTTGGGCGGATAGAGCACTGCCAGCGAACGCCGCCAGCTTTTGTGCCTGGGTCAGTTCGGTCGTTGTGTCTTCGCTTGTGACGGTTGGCCAGTTGATAACATCGATGTTAAACGTGCCTGATTTGTACACCTGCGCGTTCACATCGCCAGTGGCATCAATAAATGACGCGGTGAGATAAACCGCATCCCCCGACGCGGCACCGTCCCACACTTTGAAAAGTCCATGCGCAGCATCAACCATCAACGGCGTGTAGGCCGGAATCTCTCCCTGACCACCAGCGATAGTGACCATAGTCGTTGCTACCTGTTGCGTGCCGGAATAAAGCTGTAAATATGGGGTATCCATAGTCACCTCACTTAACGAATACGGTAACGAATTTATCAATACCTGCCGGGATCGGCTGAGGTGCAGATTGTGTCTGAACGTATTCAATCTCCGGATCGCCAGGCACAACATAATTTTTGGGATAAACGCTGGATTCGGTCAGACCTTCGCGCGCAGCAGCTGGATCCTGAATAGCACCATAGGCCACCAGCCCTTTATGCGACGTATTCCCCATCACGATAGTCATCGGGTCGAGGTAATACTCCTCGGTACCGTCCTCGTTTTTGTACTTCCCGGTGTAGACGATGATTGCAACATCTCCCACATAGCCCTTATGACTGACAAACTCCCCAAGGTTCTGCAGGGTGGTTTCCAGACGGCTGTTAGAGCCGCGGCGGGTATCAAGAGCCTGCTTTACGGATTTGAAGGAGCGGTACAGCTGCCAGGCCTTTTTGCCGAAAATAATCACGTTGATCGGCGCCTGGGCCGCTTCCGCATAGTTTTCGAGGTCGTCATTCGGATCGTAGGTATCTTTGTCCTGAGCAGACCACGCGGTACCGGAGGTCTGAGAGATACGATTTGCATCGCTCATTTTCCAGTCGATTTCGTATTTCTCGATGCCATCACCAGAAATGACGTTTTTTCCGGAGGTAATAGCCTGTACAGCCAGCCATTCTTTACGCGCATCAATAGCACCCTGCTGTTCGTCCAGCGCTTTTGCAATCAGCGCGTCACGGTTGCCTGACATATCGGAGATCACTTCGCCCGGCCAGCGTGGAACAAGTTTTGAAACGTCGATCTCTTTTTTAGGTTTGAGATAACCCGGCGTAAAGGATTTAGTCTCGTAGCCTTTGTCACGCATCACGCGGCTACCGACCATAGGCGAGCAGAACGCCGCCATAGGCACATCAGAGGAATCAATCAGATCCAGTGCAATATCACGCGCCGGAGAGGTCACTTCCTGACGAAAGAACAGGCTAAGGAAGAGATTTGTTTTGGGCTTGTCTGCCGTGGTGATCACGGAGATTAGTTCTGAGGGAGTGTAGGGAATAATTTCTGCCACTGTTTTTTCTCACAAGATTAAGAGTGGGGAAAGTCTAATCAGGGGCGGCGGGGGAGAAAATACATGTGCGGAGTTTCGCTTTGTCATAATGCATCAACGAGAAAACCGGCTGGGTCCGGGTGGGGTTCAGTGGTGAACAAAAAACACGCCATTTCACCACTGATATTATTTTAGTCATTATTATTCAGATGGTTACACCAGTGGTGACACTGCAAAAAAATCAGAAAATGCGTTTTTTACCGCGAGTTTGCGCCCCGTGGTATCCAAGACCGCCAGGAGTACCTGCAAAAAAGGCGGCACCTGACCGCCATACGAATGACCCAGCGATTAAGGCATGGTCAGTATGTCACCGGAATTTAATTCCGGTTCTTTACTCATTGTTTTTATAGCAAAGCTCAAAATTGAGCTGATTAAGATCAGCTGCGCAATCAGATTCCAGCCGCTTGAAGGTATGGTCATATGACCACACCCATACTTCTCCACCAAAGGTGGGAAAGTCTATCAATGGTCATAATGATGTTTTATTCGGTAATCGAGTCACTACTTTCTATTTCTGCCAGCCACCAGTCTATTGTCGTCTGCGTGTCTGCCAGATGATTCTTAACGCGCTCTTCGCATCTGGCGCCGCGTCGTATTTTGTCCAGCGCTTGCAAGCGAACCTCTTTAATTGCGGGTTTAACAAAGTTCTCTTCAAACTCAGTCAGCCTGGATTGCTTCAGAAGCTTCTTATGCTCGGTTTCCACATAATCTTTCAGCCCCCTGATATGTCCCTTAACTTCTTGCTCAGAATTCGAAAGCATACTATTGCTCTCGACTGCCACAATGATTTTATCAAGACGTTTTTTTATCTCTTTCAGACGGTGCATGCCTTTCTCCATTAAGTAGCGAGGTTTAAAAATAAAAAATATACTTACAACTGTTCACCTGTTCACCCTGGCACTTTTTTTCACTAAATTCATTGATTTAGAGGGTGATTAGTTTCGTTTTAAGTATTCACAACTGTTCACCCTAACCGTTCACCCTGTGACTAAAAAACAACCAAAAGGTGAACAGGTGAATAGTTGGTGAATAGTTTATAAATAAGTGTTCACCCCTTAATTCATTGTTATTAAATGACTTTTCAACAGGGTGAATAGTGGTGAACACTTTATCTATTACTTTTGATTTTCTCCGGTTGTATTGAGTGATTCATTGCATCTTGGTAACCACTCTTCTGAATCGTCATGAAGATTCACGTTTGAACGTAACCCCTGCTTGGTCTTCTTCTTCAGGTACTCCTTGCCGTACTCAGCCATAGCACCAGGCATGTCGGTACCGAACCGGGTGAGCGAAACGGGTTTGGTCAGCCCGTTGGATCGCATGTATTCCAGATAGGCATGATAGAGATAGCGCCGCGGGCTGAACGGCATGATCCCGGCATTGCCAATTAACATGCCATCGCACACGCTGGAGGCCATAAGGTAGCCGCAGAAGTCCACCAGCGAATCTCCTTCGCGCTTAATGGCCAGCGCCTCTTCTGATTTCTGCTGTTCATGTAAAAGCCGTTTGGCCTCGTTCTGGTCAGCAAAGCGCATAAGCAGATGCCGGATAATTACCGCCAGCTCCCCCTCTATCTTTTCGGCCAGCATCGGATCACGCTCGTTTTCCGGCACCACCTCGGTGAAGTTGAATATCACCCGGCGACGGGAGATCCCCCCGCTCCGGTCGCTGAACGACATAGCGTTGTTATTGACGGCCAGCACCACGGCGGGAATACGCGTTGAATACGGCGGTTTGTGCTTGGGGTCGATAGAAACCTTATCCCCGCCCGTTATAGCCTTAATCCCGGCCCCGTCTCCTGCGTAGCGGGTCATGTCCGGCAGGATAATCAGCGAATAACCCACCACCAGCGCCCTCTCACGCGGATTTTCCAGCGCGGCCATACTGGCCGATACTGTATTAGCCTTACCCGCCAGCATGGTGCAGATCTCCGCCATCACACTTTTACCGCTACCGCCCGGCCCGGTGACTTCCAGAAACAGCTGCCAGTCATAACGGTTGGCCAGCACCATAAACAGCGCCGCCAGCACCCGATCCGTTTTGCGGTCACTGTTGGCCACTGAACGACGTAACCACTTCCAGAAGTTCGGCGCATGGTTCGCCAGCGTCTCACCTGCAGCGGGTTCGCTGAACGGCAAATCGCTGGCCACTATCAGCCAGTCTTCCGGATCATGGCTACGGAATTCGCCTTTCCGGGTATCAAAAACACCATTGCTGAATCCGATAAGATTTCGTGCCGTAACCCCCATAACCGGGAGGCCAAGTTTCATCGTGTCGACCGCTGATTTGATCGCGTTCTGCGAGTAGGCCACCTCCGCATCAATGAAAATCTGCGCCATTCGCCGCTGAAGCTCTTTATCCGTCAGCGGCAGCCACACCACACCGTTGTAATGGTGCACGGTGTCAGAATCTGCATGAATCGCCAGGTTACCGTCATAGTAAGCCAGTAGCACTTCCCCGCGCTGGCTGGCGCCCATCTGGTTAAGCGCCGGAGCTACCTTCTCTTTGTGCGTGCTGACAGGCAGTTTCACCACCACGCTGTCCCCGCGTTCGGCTTCAGCTTTCAGCCTAGTAAGGCGTGGTGTCCAGTCCTCCAGCAGTTCGAAGCTCTCAGAGTAAAAACGCGCATCTTCCACGCCAGCCAGCGCCAGCCGCGTGGCAATTGCCGTTGTGTCTGCCTCGCTCAGTTCACCCGCGCGGTAAACACGGGCGTAACGCCGCCCGTTATCTATGATTTGCAGGTCGTCCAGCTCCGCCAGCTGTCTTGGGCCAAGATAAACAGGAGGCGTGTTGTCGCCAGCGATCCTCTGCCCTGTACCCTCAGTCCAGTTTTTTGCGTGGTTGTAAGCATCGGCCCCGGCGAAGATGATCGCCTCTGTGAATTTGTCCTTCGGCAGTTTTTTCAGGTTCGGCGCGTTTTTCATTTCAGCCCCCTGTCCCAGCCCTCAGAACCGAAAGTGATCGGCAGTGAACTACGCAATTCAGCGATTTTTTTACGCGCGCCGGCAGCGGCTTCTGCCTGATATTCTTCCGTCTCGTCCGGAAGGTACGAAAATTCACGAAGCAGACGATCCGCTGTGGTGCGGCAGTCATGTTCATACCCGTCACGCAAAAAAGTGATCCGATGTTCGTCAATACGGGTGACAGTAATTTTTACGCCCCAGCTGTCAATCCAGCGGCTGTTTAACGTGATTTCTGGTTGTTCTTTTTTCATTTCTTCACCTGGCTAATTATTTCAATACGATTTCAGGACGAGCGCGGCCACCAGCAAAAAGCCGGAATAATTTTTTCAGCATGTTTTTTATTCCTTGTCGGTAGTGCTCATCGCCTCATAAATAGCCTTTCGGGCTACCGTATCGATATATGCAAAAAGCTCGAATGACAGTTGCAGGTCACCGTCTCCGGCAATGTAGCCACCAGCAGCAGCTAATGTGCTGATTTTTTCCAGTGCATCTTCATAACGCACTGCATCATTCAGAACCGTGTCGCAGGTTTTGACATCAGGCATGGCTTGCCTCCTGATGGATACGATTTTCCAGATAATTAAGTTCGGGAATTACGCCGCCGATGATGCTCCAGCATGACAGGGTTTCTCTCTCAGCCCAGCAGTAGTTCATCGGGCTATCGGTGCGGATTTTCGCGGCAAAGGTCAGCTCCCAGCCCTTAAATTCCGCGCGTGCGGCGGCTTCCGTTTCGGCTACGGTACGTAGTACGGTAGGTGCGGCTTTATCGCCAGTGTGTTTGCCCAAGAACAACCATGTAAATTTTGGGCGAGTTTGGGTATGCTGTATTTCAGCCATAACTTTTTCTCCGGTGGTTTGGGGAGTTGTGGTCAGACGCCTCGGTAGTGTTCCACCACTCCGGGGCGTTGTTTTTTTAGATAACACCGTGTTAAGGTGTGTACCTATTGCAAAAAAAACATTACTCCAATAGGTACACACATGTCAATAACCATTAAACGCGATCGACAACCGAAAGGCACTGGGAAAGCGCCAGCTTTCCAAATCCGAATCCCTCCCGAGTTGAAGGAGCAATTCGAGAACGAAGCCCAAAAGGATGGGGTAAGCCTCGGTAACTGGTTGAAGGAGCTAGGTCGTGCAGAGTTAAAGCAGCGTGGCATTGAGCCAAAAGGCTGATTTTGACCATCAGCTTTACGCAGGACGGTCGGTACGGCTTTATCGCCCAGGCGACTGGCCAGAAACAGCCAAATGAATTTATTCAGGTAGTGTGAATCCCGCCCTTGCAGCGATGTAGGGGCTAAATCATAGGCTGATTTACATCATGAAATGATTTTAATCATTTTCTAATAACCACACTGATATCATGCCAAATTAATTTCGCCACTATCAGGAGGTTACGGCGTGAGCACTATCCTAATATTCATTGTGATTGGTTTAATTTTCTATTTTGGTCTTAAAAAACTTTCACCTCATGTTTCCGATGAGCATGACGAACACACCAGAAGAAGGAACGAATCAACCAGGCGTATCATCGAGGCTGAGCTAGAAAAAGCACGACTGTACGACGAGCAAAAAAAATACACTCCAAAGCCGACTCGAAAGCAACGACCGCCCAAAAAAGCACTCAATGGGTTGCCATTAAAAATTACTTATGAAGATGCGGGGGGAGATATAACGGTTAGAGATATAAGTGTCGTTGAGTACGATTCATTTAGCCAAAAAACATACGCCTGGTGTTATGCCCGTAATGACTGGCGCTCTTTTTTTACATATAGAATGCTTGAAGTTATAGACAAGTCTACAGGTGAAGACATCAAAGATATTGACTCATTCTTTGATGAAGCGTTCAAACCTGTCACGAAGAAAGTAGCTCATTGAGTCAGAAGACTGATTTTGACCACCAGCTGCAAGCCTGGTCATCTTCTCCCGCTGACAAGCGTATCCGCACTGGCGGCCCAGCATGGCCGCCTTTATATACTCATTATCCCCTGTAAGGTACATTAGAAAAATTTACAGCAACGTGCTGATACCCACTACTATCAAGTAAAAATCTAATTCCTTTTTTAATTTGTTCTTTTTCTTTAACTGGACCAATGCAAACAGATTTAATCGGCAATTTTTCTTTTGCCTTAAATATCACATAAGGAATATAACCATTATGTGTAACCCTAAAGTTTACTGCCGGGGCATTGTCTTTAGATGTGAATACAAAGCGATACTCCCGCTCCTCAGAAAAACCCTCATGCTTTATGAATGCAACAAGTCCTCTTAGTAACATTGCTCTATGAACATTTGCATTTCTGTTGCCATCAGTAAACGCTAATTCAAGATGTTCAATGGGTGAAAACCTCTCAATTACCTTCCATATTTCCTCATAATTATTTTCACCCAAGTAATCCACCTCACCTCGCTGTATGTAATAGCCACAATCTTTCAATGCCGCATGTAAATAATCCTCATCAAATTCAATGCACACACCATTTTCTTTTCCATAGCCTCTCCACTGACTTAATTGATCGCCAACCTTTGAAAATGATATGCTATAGAAAGGAAGTACACTAACATCCTGCATTAGATTGATAAAGTCGGTCACTTTACCTCTTAATTCAGGCGTAACTCTATCACGATAGAAAGCCAACGCATTTAAATAGCACTTTAGACCATGACGGAATTCCAGACGATCATTCAGAAAATATATATTGGTTGCCCATAATTCGCTTTTAGAAACAATGCCAAGTAATCCATGTAAATCAGTATAATGATAAATGCTCACTTAATATCCTCACTTCTTAATTATCTGATTTAAGTAGAATATCCAATAGTTGTTTGAACATCTATGTTTTTCTGAAGGGCTATAAAGCAAGCCACAAGACACCCCGCCTCACTGCGGGGTGCCTCGAGTGATGGTTAAAGTGAGTTTGCTTGCTCTCGCTGCTTATCCAGCCATGCCTCTACATCTTCTCGATACCATGTATTCTTACCACCAATTTTGAAAGGCTGTGGAAAGGATTTATCTTTCCGTAAAAACTCAGAGAAGGTACTACGAGCACCAAAACGCAGGAAAGTCATAACATCACTGGAAAACATGATTTTGTCGTTCATATAATCACTCATTAACTAACTTGAGGCCCTTATGACCATTTTGTCTATTGATAATCCCGCAGCGAGCTGAATCCATAAAATCACCAACCCACTGCATCATTTTTCTACGTTGCTCTATATATCTTGAGCGGTTGTACACGTTTCTTATGGCATTACCATTTTTGTGAGCGAGGGCTGCCTCGATCACATCAGGATTAAATCCTTCCTCATTTAACAAAGTGCTCCACATAGCTCGAAATCCGTGCGGAGTAACTTTCCCTGAATAAGGGCTATCAGAAATCACTCCTGAAACAGAGCGTCGAGGGATCGGCTTCCCAGCTATTCTGGATGGGAACACATATTTACCATGTTTGATTTTTTGCATCTCTTTGATGATTGCTAACGCCTGAGATGAAAGCGGCACCACATGTTCACATTTGGTTTTAATCCTCGTTGGTGGGATTTTCCATATACTGGCATTGAGATCAAATTCACTCCATTCAGCCTCAAAAGCTTCTCTAGGCCTTACCATTGTCAGCATTAAAAACAATAGTGCTTTTTTATATCTTTCTGGAGCCTCGGCCTCCCACCAACTGATAAATCCCGGCAATTCATCTATCGGTAATGCTGGAAGTGATTTCACACGTTCAGCATTGAATACATTTTTAATTTTCTGCAATGGGTTTATTTTTATAATTCCGCTATTAACTGCGTAATTCATTATTTCGTTAAGAGTGGAAATCAATCGATGCAGGGTGTTATTTCTGTCTTCATATTTTTTCAGAAGTGAAATAACAATCGGTGCATTAATGTCATGGATAGACATCTCCCCAAATAGTGGAATAACCTGTTTATTTATAATGCGTTCAATGTTCTCGATAGTTTTTGCGCGTAGGTTTCCACCTTTTTTAAACGCTACCCAGTTTCCTACAACCGTTTTCATGGTTTGCGCATACAGCTTTTCCCTATCTTCACGTAATTTCTTCTTTTCCTCACAAGGATCTATGCCCCGCGCTCGCAGGCGTTTCAGCTCATCACGGCGTTCGCGCGCCTCGGACAGGGTGAAATCAGGATAGCGGCCAATGGTATAAGTCTGACGTTTTCCGGTGACCGGGTGTGTATATCGATAAACCCAAGACTTACCACCAACCGCCGATACATTGAGTACCAGGCCTGAATAGTCATAGAGGGAGTAAGGCTTGCCGGTGCCCTTTGCTCCCTTAACGTCCGCCACGGTAAGCGATTTCATTACAGCCATTACATTACTCCTGGGGTTATTTTTTAGGCCTTTTTTTAGTCCATTAAGGGAGGTATTAACCGTTAAAATCCGTAAATCACAGAACAATCTGGACAAGCCGAATGAAATAACCCGCTGAAAATGAACAAATTAGACACATAGGAACGAATCAATCCTAAAGATTACCCTCATCATCAGCGGTGGCAGTTCTTCCAGCCAGTTTTCCGCCTGTTCGCGCACATTAGCGGAAATGACGGATAAGGGGTTAAAACTCACCGATAAGGCTCCTTAAATCCGACACCACGTTATCTGACAGGCTCAGCGCATTGATACCGGCGATGCGGCGCACGCCCAGCAACGGGTTAATCTCCAGCAGGGGGATCAGCCCGTTGGCCAGCACGCTGTAGTAGCTGGCTGAAACCGTCATCACCTGCCCGACGTCGGAACGGTTATCTGCCCCGTGCTCGTCGCTGCTTATATCGCTGATAAAACCTTCCACCTGCTCCTCAAGGAAGGTCACGCCATCCATCACGCCACGGTAAGCCCGCCGGATGGTCAGGCGCGCCTTTACACCCGGTACCGCGCCGAACAGCAGAAAGGCGGAGTGATCCATACCCGGCACTTTGTAGGTCGCCGTCAGTTCCTCCGTGCCCGTATCCACCGGCACCGGGGCGTTCATGTTGCCGGCACGGAACAGCTTTTTTGTGATGCGCAGCGCCGGCGGAGTGTAGGCCACCACATCTGACAGCTGAAAACCGTTGAGCAGCAGCGTGCAGCCGCGGTAAATCGCCATCACTCCTCCTTCGCTATCAGCTTGTAATCCTGCTCATGGTCTTTGCCGACATCCGGGAAGATGCCCAGCCAGAATTCTTTCAGCCGCGGCGCGTCCGGCTCATCGAACGGATCCGCGCCCACTGCCAGCCGCTGCGAAAAACTCACGCTCCAGATCGCATGATCTGCGCCGCCTTCGCTTTTCTGCCAGACAACCGGCTCCGCGCCGATAAACTCCGCCGGCGCGGTGCACCTGCCGAACTGGCGGCCATGTACCCAGTCAGATAATTTGAGCGCCGCGTTGCGCACCCGGGTGTCGGCACTTTCGCCCGTCCCGTCCGGGTCGGCCACGGAAAAATGTCGCAGCACAAACAGGTTACAGCGCAGCTCCAGCGTGACGTTCCCGCCCATCTCTGTGTCTGCCCGTTGCCAGCCGGCCACGTCAAAAAAAATCGCAGGCGTCGGAAAATCCGCCGGAATGTCCGGGTACAGTCGCACGGTATGCGCCCACGGGATTTTCATCAGCGCCGCCTTTACCGCGTCCTGATAATCACTGAGAAAACTGACGCCGTTCATCAGAATGTCCTCTTACTTAATGCCACCGGCGATGCGCCCTTTCATATCCTGCTCAAAACGCTTCAGCAGGTCGTCGTTCATTTCCTGGTACAAATCATCGGAAACTGCCCGCCGCACCGGGCCATAAATCGGTACGGTCGCCTCATGCACAAATCCGCGCCCGTTGCGTTGCCAGATACTCTCCCGCCCGCGCACAATGCCGATAAAGGAATCCGGGAAGGACAGTGTGGCCAGTTGCGGGGAGTCGGGGGTAAAAGTCACCCCCCGCGCACCGGCCATACGGATAAACCGGCCTCTGGCGTCGCGCCGTCGTTCAGGCTGTGGCGGCGCTTCCATGCGGCCTTTTACCGCACTGACCGGGAGCGCGTTAAGACCAAACCAGAGTTTTCCCTGCCCCGGTGCGGCAGCAGTCAGCGCCAGACGCTGGCCAAATGTTTTGACGCGCCGTTGCAGGGCTTTTTTGTTCTTCCCGCCGGTCTGCGCCATCATCAGGTTCAGCGCCTGGCGGCGGTATTTCGCCAGCGTGCCCCGGAGCGCTTTGTTATAAGCCCCGCTCATCTGGGCGGGGGTGGCACCAACCCGATCGGCAAGCGCTTTCAGCTCACCGGCATCCAGATAAAATCCGGTCACAGCAGACCTCCTGATCGATCCAACGGGGATTTTTTATAAGCCGACAGGTAAACCACCGTCAGGCCGGTACCGTCCGGCTGCAGGCTTTTCACAGACTGCATTACACCCCGCACAACGACAGCATCCCCTTTTTCCAGCCCGGCAATATCCCGGTCAAAAGCCGTAAAACAGGCATCACGCCCCTGGATTTGTCCGCCGTCCGGCACGTCCGTGCCCTGCCAGGGGGCATCGTATATGGCAGGAATAACGGTGCGCCGGGAAGTGTCCGGCCAGAGCGTGACGCCGCCAGGCTCCGCGAACGTCCCAATCATCTGTTCATCACCGGCCGCAAGGTCACGGGCGAAACTCATGCATCCTCCGCATGCCCTGCCGCAATGCAGGCCGCGGCATCGTCCGTACTCACCTCAATCACTTCACCGGGCTGGATGATGGCCCTGACCGCGAGGCTGCGCCCTGCCGGGTAGTGAAAAACATCCAGCGCATGCAGCACGCGAATGAAGCGGCGATCGCCGGATCCGGATGAGGAAGCCGGGGCATGATTTTGATCTGACTCTTTTTGGGGGTGGTTCTGCGTAATTATCTCGCCGTCCTGTTCATCATCCAGCAACCCGGCTTCGGCCTGTGCTTCCGCCAGACGTGCTTCCAGTTCGGCCACGTTTCCCTCGGTGCTGAGCGGACGTCCCAGCTTTTCACTCAGGTCCTTCAGCGCGGCAATTAATTCAGGTTTAGTCATGTTTTGTCTCCGGAAAAGGGGGCATACGCCCCCGTTAACACTTATTTAAGGGATACCACCACAAAGGCGTCCGGATCCGGCAGCACCATCGCCGGCGCGGACTGGGTCATGGTCTGCTCAATGGACGGATCGCCTTGCTGGATCCAGTTTTTCGGGTAGCGGGTGCCTTCGGTCAGCCCTTCTTTAAACGCATCGGCATCGACAATGGCACCATAGGTACGAAAACCCCTGACCTGGGTATTACCCAGGATCAGCGTGTTATCCGGCAGGTAGCGGGTTTTGGATTTCGTCTCAGGATCGATGTACTGGCCCTTATAGACCACCACCGCCACGTCGCCGTAGTAGCCCTTATGGCTCACCACCGCGCCCAGGTCCTTCAGGGCGGTTTCCATCTGGCTGTTCGAACCGCGGCGGGTGTCCATTTTTTCGCGGAACAGCTTAAAGCTGTTCAGCAGGGTCCAGGTCTTCCCGTCCATCACCATGATATCCACCGCGCCGGAGGCATAATCCGCCCAGGCATCGATGTCCGCGGCCGGATCGTAAGTGTCGCGGTCCTGTTTCGACCAGGCCGTACCATCTGTCTGTGCAATGTTGTTTGACGCGCTGCGCTGCATATCAATTTCGTAGGTCGGGAAGTTATCGCTGGTCAGGGTGTACTTGCCGTACAGGACCGCCTGCACCGCCTGAAATTCTTCCAGCTGCTTGATGGCCATGTCCTCATCCTGCAGGTTCTGCATGATGATGGCATCGCGGCGATCGGCCAGGCTCATCGGCTCGTCCGGATCTTCCCCCGGCAGGCGCTTAATCAGCTGCCCCGGATTCACAGTGTGCTTCGGCTTCGTATAACCCGGTTTGAAAGACCAGGTTTTGCCGCCGCGGGTATGGTCAACCTTGCCGGTGACCAGCGGCGCGCAGTACACGGCCATGGCCACATCGCCAGGGATTTTATCCAGGAACACTTCTTCGGTCTGGAAGGTGTAGGTTTCCCGGAAGAACAGCTTCAGGAACAGCGGATCGAATTTGAACGTCTGGGTGGTGACCGCCAGCAGTTCGCGCATGGTGTAAAAATCGCTCATGAATTTTTCTCACAAAAAAACCGCCCGGAGGCGGTGATAAACAGGATCAGTAAAAAGGGATTAACCGAGGTGAATGGCGGTACCGGCAAAGGCGGTGCTTTTCTCCGCCTCCGTCAGCTCACGCTCTGAGGCTTTGGCCTCGCCACCGTCCGCCCCGCCGTCGCTCTGTGTCATTTTCGGCCAGGCCACCTGCGAGGCGCGGAATCCGCCTTTGATGTAATAACTGACCACATCGCCGGCAACAGCGGCGATGGCGGTTGCCGTTAAGCCGATAGCCCTGCCCTGCGTGCCGTCCCAGGCCGCCAGCGTGCCGTCGGCAGAGACCATCAGCGGCGTCAGCCGCTCAGCGTTCATGTCGGCAGACAAAATGCCGGTGGTGCTCACCGGCAGGTCGGGGCCAAGAATAAAATCATCATGTACAAAAATCTGTACTTCACTCATGGACGGCTCCTTTCAGTCGCGCAGCGTTTTTCATCAGTCCCGACAGGCGGGCTTCCTTTGCTGAGGGTTTTCCCGCGCCGGTGTCAACCGGTTCGGGTGACTCATGCTGCATCAGCGTATCCAGCGCCGTTTCGGTTCGCGCCTGCGCGGCTACGGGCGAGGCCAGCAGAATGGTGCGGGCGGCATCGGCGCTCATGCCCGGCGTGGCGGCCAGCGCCTGCGCCAGCGCTTCGCGGCCTTTCGCTTCATCACAGGACAGAATGCCCATAATGCGCTCGCGCTCCTGCGCGGCTGCCATTTCAGCGGTGTTTACCTGGTGATCGGCGGTGGCAACTGGCACAACATTTTCTGCAGTTGCCTGGGCCATTGTGTTTTCCGGCTTCATCAGCCCTCCTTTTTTCTTAAGAAACTCGGACATGGTGGTCACCGCATCCGCGTAATTAATTACTTCATCCGCCAGGCCCAGCCTGACCGCCTCTTCGCCGTCAAATGTTCTGGCCTCTGTGCCCAGTACAGTCTTCAGCGACAGGCCTGTGTTATCACTGACCTTCTGCGCAAACATCATGCGCGTCTCATCGATCCGTGCCTGAATGTCTTTGCGTACCTCGTCCGGCAGCGCCTCATAAGGGTTGCCGTCCACCTTGTGAGAACCTGCGTGTATAAGCGTGATTTCCACCCCTTCATCCTGGAGTTTCTTTTCAACACTACGGTGAGCCACCACCACGCCGACAGAGCCCACCGTACCGGTCTGGGTGATCAGCCGGCGGCTGCAGGCCGATGCCAGCAGATAGGCCGCTGACGTTGCCGTATCCCCCGACAGCGCCCAGACAGGCTTAACTTTCCCCATGCGGGCAATGAGGTCTGCCGTATCAAACGCCCCCGACACCTCCCCTCCGGGAGAGTCGATATCCAGCAGCACCCCTTTCACGTCCGGATCCCCGATGGCCATATTTATGCGGGCGACAATGCCGTCGTAACCTGTCATGCCGCACAGCGGCTTCATATAGCCGAACTTGTGGACCAGCGTGCCGGTGACGCCGATCACCGCAATGCCCTGCTCCACCCGGTAAGGCCGCGCTTCCCGCTCAGGGCTGCTGCTCCAGGCTCCCTGCGGCGAAAGTCCCTCTGCCGCAGCGGCGTCCTTCGCCGCCGTCGCCCCCAGCCGTTCGCCCAGCGTGTTGAAAAACCCCTGTGCCCAGCCGGGATCCATCATTAACGGCTGGTTAAGGACGCGGGCGGCGAGGTGCGGATAATTAGTCCAGCTCATCGTTGTTTTTTCCTCGTTTGTTGTCCGGTTCTCTCGTATCGGAAGGCGCGGTGACCGCCCAGTCCGGATCGCTGAGCCCCAGCTGCCGGCGGCGGGTGATTTCAAATTCCTGCTGCTCAAACACCTCCTCATAATCCAGCCCCTGCAGGGCCAGCTCATGCTGGAAGGTACTTAATCCGGCGGTAATGCGCATGGCGCTCTCCTGCACCTCTTTCAGGCCGTCGATAGCCATTCGTCCGGCCCCGATCCACAGCGCATTGGTCCAGGCGTTCCGCGCCTCATGAAAAGCGTAACGGGCGCTGGCCGGCAGCGTGATGATGCCGCGGGCAACCGCTTCCTCGAACCAGCAGGCGAACATCTGCGAGGCCTGCCGCGCGGCGATAAACCGGCGACGGCCCATGTAAAAGCGCCAGCTGACGTTGGCGCTGGCCCGTGCACTGGAATAGCTCACGCGACTGTAGTCGCGGGACAGCTCCTCGTAGGACACGCCGGTACCGGCAGCAATATGGCGCAGGATGGACGCCTCCAGCGCCGAAAAGCCGTTATCCGCGCTGCGGCCGGTCTGCAGGTTCAGGGAGTCGCCCGGTTTAAGGTGCGGTACCCGCACACCGCCCAGGCGGATATTGGCCCCCTGGTAATAGGCGATGCTGTGGGCGATCATCCTGTTCAGCGGATTCTCAGGGTCGTTAACATCCGCGCCGCCGATGTACTCGAGGGCTTTTTCCGTATCCAGTTCGCTCTCAATCGTGGCGGCGTACATGGCCTGTACCACCGCCGACTGCAGCTGGGTCTGCTGCAGCGTGTCGAGCATTTTGAGCCGCTCCAGCACGCTGTAGAAAATGTTATCCCCGCGGGTCTGGCCGTCTTCCAGTGGTTCGAAAATATGGATAAACGCCGGACGCCCGTTGCTCAGGCGTGCCGGAATGCGCCGGCATTTTCCTGTTCCCCGGTTCGGGTAGCTGTCTTCTTCGATCCAGTACCCCACCGGCGCGCCGTTACGGTTAATTTCCACCCCCGCGCGGCGCTGCGGCGTATCGGCCCCGCGGCCTGGATTACGGATGCGCTTCGGGCTGACCATTTTAAAACAGGTGCGGAACAGGCTTCCCGGTGATGCCTCCCAGACCGGCTGGACGCAGGCTTCGCCGTTGAACGCATGCGTGGCCACGCCCTCACGGATCATCATGGTGAAGGTGCGCCGGCGCTCCACGTCAATCAGGCAGTGTGGATCCTCGGCGTATTCCGACCAGGCGGCCTCCACGTCCTTTGCCATCGCCCGCGCGTCTTCCCGGCTGATGCCCAGGTAGTGATAGTTCGGGCGGTAGCTCAGTTTAAAGAGGTTGCCGACAACGTGATCCTGATGCAGCTGCACGGCGTTCGAGGCGATGCCGTTATTACGCACCAGGTCATCCGCCCTGGCGTTGCCCCGGTAGAACGTCGGCAGCAGGGCCGCATCGGGACTCTGCAGCGGCGCCCGCCAGCCCTCCAGCTGGCCACCGAAGCCCGGCCCGGCACCGTTATAGGCCGCCTCGTGTTTCAGCGGGGTAATACCGTCGGCGCATACCAGCTGCGGCGTCATAACCGGACTCCTGCGGGCCGGCTTCGACCACTGTACAGACCCAGCCGGGATTTTAGCTGGCTGATGTAGCGCTCAAGACGCGGAATATCCGCCTGAGCGTACTGGTAGGATCGGTTATTACCGCCGGCATCGCCGCGAGATAACGAGACGGCGGCCTTGCCGATCATCAGCTGATGCAGTGCCTCCTCGGCCTCTTTCAGCCGTTTAAGCAGTGTGATTCTGTCTGTCATTACGGGCTTCCTAACTGACGCGCCATTTCGGTAAGCGATATGGCGGTATTTTTTTGCGGTTGTGACTGCTGTTCGCTGAGGCGCTCCAGATTCACCTGGAATCGGCAGATGCTGATGCGCAGTGCGGCGAGGGCATACACGAAGCAGTCGAGTGTTTCGTTGCGGCGACCCTGATTGTCCCAGCGGTAGACCACCCGCCCGTTAAGCGGCTTTGGCACCAGCACCTCGGCGGTGAGCTGCTTTGCCTCGGTTTCACCGAACAGGTCATCGTCGAGGGGAAAATGCACTGAGCCAGGGCCTTCTTCCAGCTGCAGGCGCTGGTGAATCAGGTCTTTGGCGGTATCGGAGCCCACCATCGTGAGATAGACGCGCTGCTTGTTCCGCGTGCGGGGCATGTCTGCCACCGGACCGCCGTACTTACTGGCCCCCTTGATGGGGATGACCCAGAGCGGCCCCAGCTTCAGCGAGCGGCGGTAAACAATATCCGGATCGATACCGCCGGTATCCCACGCCCAGCGGCTGACGCCCAGGAGCGTCCCGTCGGCGCGCCGGTACTGACGACGGATCACGTCATCCACGCGCCGCAGCGTCTCTTCGTCATCGATGCGACCCAGAATAATAATCTTGTCCACCAGCCAGGCCTCCTCCCCGGCCCCCCAGCCCCAGATGTAGCACTCATAGCGCCCGCTGGTCTGGGAATCGATGCCGCCTGTCAGGTAAACCGCACCGGGCGGAACCTGTGCCGGATACGCCTCGCGGCGCGCCAGCAGCACTTCATGATCAAGCTGTTCGCCGGCGGCCTCTTCCCAGGTCTCGCCCAGCGTGGTGTTGACGAAGGTTTTTTGCTTGCCGATATCGCCTTTAGTTTTTATCCAGTCACGGACTATCTGCCCCCACGTGGTGAACGGGCTGTAGGCCGTCCAGATATGGAACGTCACGCTTTCCGGCGGCGGTATCATCTCACCGCCCGCCGCGAACCATTCCAGCCCGTCGCGGGTCCAGACGCCGGACCGCTCACAGATATAGCGGGCGTGAGTAAAATCAAGCTCGGGCTGGCGTATCAC